ACGTAATTGCTCCCCCGAGGGGGGCGTTTCGTTGCTGCCCACGGGCCCTTACGGGTACCGAGGCGAACAGAGATCGCCGGACTAATTAAGTCTTAAAGCGGTCTTGAATTCCTCAAATGCCTCTGCGCCATTTGGGAATTGGTTGTAAAAGTCTGCATCGTGCATCCTTTTTCCAACATGTCGTGCTACCACATTAGTCAGGTGGAGAACGACTTTAGTACAAGGGTCACCCATAAGGATGCCTTGCACTAAACGTACAGAACGTATGTTAATACCCATCTCGGGCCGTTCTGTACCGATTGTCTTCAATACGCCCGTGGCGTAGAAGAAGACATCGCGGGGCTCGAAGCACGTCTTGTGCACGATAGCCCGCAAAAGGCGGGGGATGCCACATTTTTGCATCCACGCCTGTCCGAGATCAGCCGCAACTTTGTGTTGCATCTGATCCGTGGCCTCTTGATAGTCGGTTGAAACCATCCAGAGGTCAGAGAAGGTGTCTGTCCGTTCGACATAACCTTCATAAGGGTTTTCCTCGCGATCTTCGACGTGGAAAACCGTTTCTCGATTGTCGTCACTCATGAGACGACAAAAGAGGTTCCATCCGTGGTTGGATTTTCCCATCCCGGATGAACTACTACGGATCCCTTTCTCTAAGGGCTCCGCAATTATCTTGTTTACAAGATCGAGAACGATCTTTAAACAAGCACGGGCCTTGGTAACGCTTCTCGCTTTACCAGGCTCCTTCACCACCGTTAGAAAGGCCTGCTTAAGCAGGTCCGGTGGGGTACGGAGAACGTGATCTAGCGCTAGCCAGAATATCACTTCTCCTGTAGAGTCGAAACCGCTAGGTAATTTATAGCGGACGACCTTCCCGGTGTCTAAGTCCCGAATAGGGACACATTCACCGATCGGCAGAGACGCGAGTAATTCTCTCGCGGCCTCTATCGTACCTCCCTCTCGCCTGGTTTTCTCCCAGGAAGAGGAAGTAGTTACTGTGACTCGTGCTTTTGTTACGAGCCCAGTAAAAGCCTCATCTGGTAGATCATTAATGATCTCAGTGAGTGCTGCCCTTCTGATCTGCGCAGTAGTGCGTGGTTCAGAAGGACTCTCCTTCGAAATGGTCTTAAGAAATTTGACCTTCGATTGGAGCAAGACAAGTGGTGGCGGAGTGCCGCAACCCCTTGTCTGGGACAGGAGTCCAAAGAGGTAAACCCTCTTGGCCCCTGTCGAGCCGTTCGCGCGTTTCCAGACGTTCGCGAACTGCCTGCACCAGTGGGGTATCTTCTTTAGATCCCCTAGTGCTATGTCTAAGGTCCCTCGATGAGAGTGGAGCTTAAACCACTTCCTGGTAGCCTTGAGTTGGCTATAGGCAGTGTCGATGGTGAGTGCCCTTTCGGTCATCTCCCCATCCAAGAACTCGTCCCCGATTAAGTGGGACAAGTTTCCTAGTATGAACATGTCGAATCTCTCCCATGTCCATACCTCTTCGGGAAAACAGAGGTACCTCTGTATAAACATCCCGTCGACGGTCTTGAGAAGCTCTAATAGCCTATCAGACCGTGCCTTTACCGAAGTTTCAGTACTTTCGTAAAAGGCTTCGATCTGAGCCCTGCTTAAACAGGGATCAGTTCGTCCTCTCAAGAACCGATTAATACGGGTCCTGAGGGTTCGAGCCCAGCCCCTGTAAGGGGAGCCTGGCTCATTACACAACTTCTTGAGGTGTACGCCCCAATGAGTGTGAGCGTATATAAGATGTAATTTAACATCTATATCCGCGATCTGCGAAAATCGAATCTTCGATTTCATAGATCCTGACCACTTCGGCCCTAAGAGCCTAGGTGGGAGAGGGTCCTGGAGACGTATTCCGTCCCCGGACCACACGACAGTACGGGGGTCTTTCCCCAACGTAGTGCCGAGATGATATCCCGCGTTTATCTTCCACGGGTCATCATACTTGATGCGAAATCGGCTTGACTTCCGAAATCGCACATTTCCATTTGACGTCTCTTCTAGGACGGCAAGTGGATCTTCAGTTTCCGAGCCTGAATACTCGTTTTCTGAATCCAACATTTGTCCATCATTCTGATTGACAATGTCAGAGATTTGGCTGATCTCACTCATGATCTCAGCTAAACTTCCTGAGGGGCTCACCACACCGGCGAGCGTCCTCCGGACGATCAGATCACGGGCTTGGCCCGTGACCCGATCTAGCTCCGTCAGTCCAAACCCGGACTTAAGGAGCAGTTCCCGATTCTTAGACACAGTCTGAGAACCGGCAGCTCGGAGAATCAGGCACGATGGTACCTGTTTCGTCGAGAGATATTTTACACCCTCAATATAGGGGCGTAAGCTATCTGGTACCGCGGGCGACTCTACGTTCCCGTTGTACCACAGGGGAAATTCGGAAAGAATCCCGAACACCCCTTCATGCATTGCTGGGCCTACAGGTAGGCCCAAGTGTATGTTCCTAACGTTGCCTGCCATGGTCAGGACGATTTAGG